TAGCTAGCCAACCCACAGGTTTTCGTCCCAAAAAATGAGAAAATGTGTTTTCCCCTCTATTAAGCGTGACAGAAGAAACAAATTTTCCATTTATTAGCGGGTTTTGGTTTGAAACCTCAAAATTTGAAATGATAGGATTCAAAATGCTCGCCCACCGGCTCTGCATAAGCTGGAAGGGTTGGTTGTCATCCTTGTAAATTGGCAAGTTCACCAACCGCCCCCGTCAAAACCTGATGAATTTCCAAACATACCTTCAAAATTGTTCAAAGAAAGAACGTCAGAAACATGGTGGGCCTGACCAATGTCCCTACCCTCGGCCATAGATTCGATTCTTTGCTTCATTTCTTGTTTTTGAACCATCAGCGGTTGAAAATCAGACTCTTGTTTAATCTGGGCCTTGATAGCTGCATCAATTACAACGTATTCCTCCCAACCAGAAATGCCCTCCATAGTTGTCGAATCGCTCCAATAAGACAAAATAGCCGATGGGTTAGTAAGCGTTGTTGGTAGCGATAACGCCATAGACGTTGATGTTAGGGTTGAAATAACGGTGTTGGCTTGAACCGTAGTAAGCCCAGGGCCTGACACGTTCATTCCAATGGCTAGCCCAGCCGTCGAGGTCATTGTCACAGTTGTGGAGCTTGTGGTAACAGAGGACGGTAAAACATATTGTAAATTGGTTGGCGCCGGAACATACCAAATTCTGGTGCTTTGCCCACTAGACGGAATCGGGATCAAAAACAGCTTATCCCCGTTTATTCTGTACCGAAGGTTAGTATATCCATTGGTGTTAATGGTCGTGTTTGGATAGGCGTATTTGTTTCTTTCAATAAATTCAAATCTTCTAAGGGAAACATACCCGCTTGGAGATGCGGAATACTGCAAGTCAACACCGAGTAGTTTGTAAAACTTTTGAGCCGTTTGTCCTGAATCATCGACAAAGCTGGGAGTCCCGTCCGGTAACGAATATTGAGTAGCGCCAGAAGTTTGAAACGTGTAAGTGTTGGCGACATAATATTCATTTCCATAAGCCGAAACGAGCATATCATAAAGCTCTTTGTAGCTCTGATTTATGTAGTTGTTCCATTCAGAGGTCGAAATAAAAGGATTGTTTTCCATGTCCGCTTTTTGCTGCGCCTGAATCCTAAGCGAGCCCAAAGACACGGCTGAAGAATTTGACATTTATCCCCCCTGATATTCGTGCGGAGCTTCCTCATGTGGCTTTTGTTCAAGAGCCATGAAGATCGCCCTAAATGCGGCGAGCGCCTCGACCGGGTTTTTCTGATGAACCGCTTCTATCAATTCATCACATAAAACGTAAAGCTCTTGATCTTTTTCCTGTGGACGGGTGCCTACCCCTTCCGAGTGGGCACCCAATACTGCTACTATTCCCCTGCCTTTAGGATCGTTACCTAACATAACCGCCTCCTTATGGGGCTGTGGAATTACTTAACTTAAACACTAACCGAAGCGTGTCACCAGCTTGTGGAACCGCCGCTCTAAATACTTGAGTCAGAGCCGTACCAACACCAGAGCTGATAACGTAACCAAGTTGAAGGGCTAAACTACAATCTGTTGAACCAGCCGCGTTTATAACAGCCGCCGAACCTGATCCAATTGTTCTAATCCCAACCCTGTTATCTACAATAAACACCAAGGGCGATTGCGGAGCCTGAGCAACTGTCGTTGCCGTACCTACCGAGCTACTGGTTGTCATGTCCCAGGTAGCCGTGACCTTTAAGAGTTTATTATAAGCATCAAGCCTTGTTCCTGCTTGGGTTCCGAATTGAACCCGGTACCTTCCGCCGCTTGCTTGAAACGATACGCCGTCAGACGATCCAACCATAGAGGTAAACGGGGCCTTATCCATGTTAACCCCAAGAACCCCAGTGCTCGCTATTCTTGTGCTCGCAAGGAGCGCATCTGAAGACGCACACGCCAGTGTCATGCCAGCATATAACCCAGCAAAACTAGACGCCGTTCCAATAGTAAATGTGGCGCTAGAAATAGATCCCGTAAACGGAACCGACTCCGAAGCAAAAGCACAAATACCCTTGGAATTGTTCGTTACCAAACTCGCTACAGACGCCGAACCTGTACCGTTAAAAACAATCTGAGCCGCTAAAATCACCAAATTCTTTTCAAGTGTGAACTGAACTGGTGTGTAATTTCTATTTGCCATTTGTATATCCTTTTCACTAACCGGATTCTTAGTCCCGGAGGGTAGATTTTTACTCTGCTAGGCACCCACGCGAGCAAAGTGAGGGGCAGGGCTAATTCCCGGCCCCCCTTAATTCATTACACCGACAAGAGCACTTTCATGCTGTGGCCCGGAGCGTTACATCCAAGCTGGCCATATCCTGCCAACCTGAACTCAAACGCATCGGAATCTGTCTTTCGCAGGAAGCTGTTACCATCGTCATCAACGACGTGAGGTAGTGCCTTAAGCGAATACAGCGCCCAATCTTCCATAGTAAGCAAATAAGCCGCAAACGGAGGACAATTTCTATCAGCAATAACTGTGAAATTGCTTCCAGCGCCTTGGATCTGAATACCTTTGAAATAAACATGAGCCACACCGTTCTCATCTTGAGGCCCCTGAATCTCTGTTTCGTAAATATTACGAGCTGCCAAAGACTTTTGGAGTGCTGCATAGGCATTCGGGCCTACGAAACAATGGCTAGGATAGCCGCCTTCCATGAAAAGCTGTGTAGAAGCGTCATAAAGAGCCTCTTCAACAGACTGGCCGTTCTGGCTTCCGTCATAAAGTCCGCCTGCAAGCCTCCAGTTATCGCTTGACCTGTTAACCCCAAAGAAAACGTCTGAAGACGAAATCGTTTGAGATTGACCAATCCACGCTTCAAGACCGCTTAAAGCAACGGGCAGGTTCGCGCTCGAAATGGAAGGACCATTCAGAGGGGATGTACCGTTAATGGCGATGAAGTCACCAGCCGCCCATGCCGCAGGAATGGCAGGAACTTGTGGGTTGGCCGCCGTAGCATCACCAATGGTGATAACGCCTGTTGAGCGGTTAATTCCCACTACAACCCCAGTACCAGATCTTTGGGTAACAGATGTTGCACCAATGATAGGATCTTTATTCACAGCGATAACAGCTTGTCCAACTGTGAAATAACGAGCGTCGCTAGGATTTGTCAGCGCAAGAAGACCTGTGTTTGCCACAGCTCCGCCGGAACCAACTGTCAAAGCCTTACCAATCGAGCCGGAGCCAGAACGATAAAGCTGCTGGGAAACAAGGTTTGACACACCTTGTACCATCGCGTCCATAGTAGCCATTTGGCCATTAACGAAAGCGCCGATATTCTGACTAGCTGCGAGCATCGCCTGACGATCAATGATATGAACGCCGTAAACTGCTGCGCGTGTCAGCATAAACTTAACAAACTTGGCCGGACCTTGGTTTCCCGCAGTACCAGAACCAGCGTTGATAAGTTGGTTAGGAAGCTGCGCGTTTGCGAACACGTTTGCGATACCCGTGGGGGTTTCAACAATCGTGGGCAAAGGATAAACTTCCCCATAAAAATCTTCTTTTTTTCGTAAAAGTGCAAACATTGGATTATTTTTGTAATACAAAGTTGCTAGCTTTTGCCCATCATAAATTTGTTTGAGAATACCGGAAATCTCCTGCATCCCCAATACGCCAGAGGTATTAGGAGTAAATGGTCCATTCGCTATCGAACCATTCCCTTCTGCATATCCGCCGACAAAACTTGCTACCGTTGCCATTAGTTACCGTCCTATTGTTGTGCCCGCTTCTCCAAAAGCGCCTTGCCTAAGCTGATGGCTCGCTGAACGCGGTCTTCATCAGTTACGGCCTTTTTTACTGGCGTTTGGGAAGTAGACAGATTGTTAGTTAAAGTTCTTGGAACAGCTAGTTTTTTCTGTTCCACAATTCCCATTAGTTTTCTGATCTTTGGGTTTTTTGCCGCCTCTTTGTATTCATTTTCAAGCTCTAGTTCAACCATGTCTGCTGCTTCCTTGGTTTCTAAAACTTGACCAATACCCGTTTCCAACTCAGTTTTTCGATAATGCTCATCAATCTTTTGGAAAACGGCTTCTTCTTGTTTCCTAAGAGCGGTGAGTGCATATCTTGATACACCTTCAGAATCTATATAGTCCGGCTTTCTAATTTCTTCAGAAATAGTCTTTTTGAAATTAGTAAGAACTTGCTTCTCACGCTCTTGCTCGTACTTTTTAGAATCCTCTAATTGCTTTCTTTTTTCTTCATTACTTTGATTTTTGAATTCTTCTATCTCCTGACGCATCCTCTGGACTTCAATCTCAGGGGTGATCTTCCCACCCTCCATGATAGATTTGGAAATGTCCTCGTAGGATAAACCAATCAGCTCCAAAATCTCTTTCGGAGAGCCTTGTTTTTTGGCCGTTTCTAGTTTTTTTTGTAGTTCTTGTACCGCCGAAAGCTCTTGAAGTTTAGCCTTGGCCCCGTCCTCTACCTGACGAGCCGCCTGCTCCCGCTTCATCAAAACCTCAAACTTAGCCGCTACCTTAGTGTCTTGGGTGGGGGGCGTCGCGTCCATGCTAGCCCCTGTGCTAGCTTGAACTGGTTCTGTAGGTTTTACAAATCCTTGTTCCATCTTTTTCTCCTATGCGGGCGAGCCGCTGTTTGTGTTTGGTATCAAATTATTCGTCGGTGTCGGGGTTGGGTTGGCAGGTGGAACAGTCGGGGCCATCGGCGCCGCAGGCAAAAGAAGCTGAATCTGATCCGAAAACCTTCTTAAAAGCTCCAGCCTGTCCTCTGAAAGACCATTTAACTTCCCTTGAGCATAGTATTCTAACGACAACTCCAAACCCTTTTGAAGATTATCGTTCGGCTCAGGAGCCGTATATTTACCATCTTCAACCATCTCATCTAAAATCTTATGCAAATAATCGCTAGATGCGTTGTTTAGATTCTCCTCTGATTCCAAATCAGGGAAATCAAGTAGCCTTCTCCCGGCCTCAGGCTTAATTAAACCCGCTTGCATCATTTCCTGGATCGTCGCGAGCCTTCCCTCTGGATCGTTCGGGAGCTTTGAAACTGGGTAAATCTGAAGCGAGAACTGATCGTCCTCTAAATCCGCGTCTTTCCAGTCAATAGTTTCAATAAATCTTTGGCCAGGAACTTTAATCGAGAGCTTTCGGTCCTCTGCGTAGATTCTTTTAGCCACGGAAACGGATATTCTCGCAAGATCACAGAAGAATTGCTCATAGCCTTGTGCCACCGTCTGAAATCTTTGTACCGAAATGTCATCATACGCCCTTATCGCCTTTCCACTGTCTAAACCCATAGGCTTTTGACTAGCCGCTTGCATCTGACTCACCCCAGGAAGCTGATACCCCTTTTGAATCATGTTCTCCAAATGGGAATATATCTCCGGCTGAACTAACTGCGGAACAACATATTGGGGCGGCGTGTCGCCAGCATATTCCATGATCGTTCCAACCGCGTTATCGAAATGTGACTTTATAATCTTTGACCCAGACTTAACAAATATCTTGTGCGTCCCGCCAAGATAAAGAGATCTTTGAATGCTTACTAACGTCCGGTTGATTTCCACCTGGATCGGGATTAGCTGCTCCGCCATCCCTTGAGCATAAAACCCGTACAAACGAGACGAAAACCTCTGAATAGCAAAAGGAAAGAAGTTGTCCGAATAGTCCTCATCATACAATATGCTGTTTTCAGTCACTATACAGTGTCTACCAGGCTGATCCCCAGTAGGGAGGCGCCAAGCCTCTACAACCGTAACAGTGTCAGCCACCGACCTGCTAGAAGCAGAAATAAAGGTAGAGGTGTTCTGCATCAAAGCTATCTCTTTAGCCTTGTCAGGATAGGCGTTCGCTAGCTCAGTACGATCAATGTTCTTTATCCGAAAAAGAGACTTCGTAGACTCCGGACCGTAATGGCTTTCGAGATAGTCCACCAAAAGCTCGTATGGTAATACACGCTCATAACACACCTTGCCATTCTCGGGATAAACATGAAATATCCCCTCCCCAAATACTAACGAGTCCCTAAATATCTTAGGAGCCTGCTTATAAACATTGTTCTCGTAAAATAACCCGTAACAAAATGCGTCCAGCTTTTTAGCCTTCCTTTGCTGCTTCGAGTCCCCCGCTTGGGTAAGGAACATGGGCTTTGGCTTGTTCTGTGAGATTCTAGCGGTTAGCGTGTCAATGCAAGATTGTACGATATTATACGTAAGCCGCTCGCGCATCGGAGCCGTCGGCCTCCCAGTGTTCGCAAGCTGATACCCGTTCCAAAAAGTAGGCACATAAGTCCCGTATAGTTTTGCAAACGTGTTGTATGCGTCTATCCGGCCCCGATCTGCCTTAATTATCCCGCCCACCTGCTGCATAATAGCCCCAGGTAACAACTTATCGTCAGCTAACCACCAACGTACTGCGCTGAAATTAACCCTCGCCTCCTTAGGCTTTATAGGCTTTCTTCCACCTACTGTAAAATCAGTGTAATCCATCGACTTAGTGCTCAAGTACGTCCGCCTTTAACTCTTTCATAAAATCTAAATAACTAGCCCTAAGATAAAATAATTCCCTCAAAGTCAAACCCTCAAGCCAATCAGCTAATGTGTGAATCTCCTCATCCGAAAATCCCTCCCTAGCCGTCCCAACCTTCTCTTTCATCTTGTCTAGTAAGCTCAATTTAACCCCTCAAGCGGAACGTCCCCGGTCCCGCTAACCGTCTCTTTGTCCCCATGATCGTCACCAGAACCAGACCAATGTAAAATCGTATCAAAATTGTTTATATTGTCAGTACGAAGGTCAGGAGGAAGCTGGTTTTCATTAGGCAAAATAGCCGTACTCGTTTCAACCACAGGAGAAAGGCTGAGTTCAAACGTCCCCTCTTTAAACTTACTAATCCCATTAGCTCGTAAAAGCTTTATCAGCTTCTCAATATCGGAAATTGATCTCACATAAAAGCCAAGATCGGGCTTTTTGGCTGGGTTGCTAGGATTCGAACCCAGGACTTCCACGTTAACAGCATGGCGCTCTACCATCTAAGCTACAACCCAATATTATCGTCATGATCCAAATCAAACAAATCCTTGTCAAACATCAAGTCAAACTCGTCCGGGTTCGCTTCCTTACGAGCCACCTCCTGTAATTTCAAAATATGCTCCGGCTCCCAATTAACCTGCAATGACATATCCTTTGGCCTAACCGGCAAACTAACAAGATAACTATAGCAATATCTCCACATATACAAAGCCGCGTCCGCACAGTCATTATGAATCCCCGGATGCTCTTTCCTCGGCTCCACCACCCTCCCATTATCCGTGATCCAAACTAAACTCTGATATTCATCAACAAGGTCGGGCAGGTCCCCAACTAACATCATCTTGCCTTGAATAAACTCGTCGTTTAATAACCTTATAAAATCGACCTTCCCAGTCTTGTCCGAAGCTATTAAACCGGTCCCATGACGGTTATTCATTTCAGCCACCGCCATTTTATTGGCCCCATCAACGACCTTCACATCCGTTCGGTAAAGTGATTCCAGTCTTTTAACCTCTAAGGCCGCATCCGTAATATCCATTTTCAGATACTTCCGGGCGTGAACAATGTAAAGGGCCGGGTCGTGATGATGATACGCTCCTATAACAAACGAGGTAGAGTCTGGACTATGAGCCAAATCAATCCCCATGACAAAACGATACGGCTCAATAGTGGTCGGCAAACACGGGATAACGTTCCTCCCTGAATCAAACTTGTATACCTTGGCCTCTTCATCCACCACCCACTCATTCAGGTACCATTGCCGGTAAAGCGCCGTGAGTTTAAAGTTTGGCCGGTTCTTATCAATATCGTCAAGTTCCTCGGCCCATTGCTTAGCCACGTGTGGGTTATCAAAGGCCGTCCATTTGTGAAGCGACCACCCAGGTTCCTTCCTTGTCGTAATGTCATAGAATAGTCCCCGAGTAAGGTTACTTGACGTTCCCATCATACAGATAGTTCCACGTTGATCCGCAGTCGCAGGCTTCAAAATCCCGTATATAAGCTGATGAAGGTTAATGGAATACATCGAGGCTTCGTCCAATACGCAAAGCCGGTACTTCTTCCCCAAGAGCTTATTCATCTCCGATTCGTCAGTATCTGCCCCCGCCACATAGATAACGGATCCATTAGGGAAGGTCGCGGTTAGGAGAGTTTCATTGAACTTAATCCCTATCTTAAACTTAAGATCGAGGTCTTTGAGAATGTCTTTCCATACGATACCGTGGGCTGACAGCCTGGTAAGACCAACAAATAAACCGTTACTGTTAGGATAAGCTAAGGCTTCTTGTACAAGGTATATCCCAGCGGTGTAGGACTTCGCTGCCCTACGAGTACAAAACAGCGCTTTAAGTCTTGCCGGGTCCTCTATAAAGGCTAATTGCCTCGGGAATGCTACTTGTCCCGCCTTGAATCTCTCCCGGGCCCGTATCTTTCTGTTCTGTTCCAAGTATAGCTTGAAGGCTTCCGATTTCATTATCCACTTCCCCCAGTCTTTGCATAACTTCTTTCTCCAATTGATCGTCCGTCAACTCTGCAAGCGTGACTTCAAGAGCCCTACGCTTCGGAAGCAAATATTGGATAACCTCTTTAGCCGCTGTGACCCTTAGCTCTTCAGATATAAGTGCTTCCTCAGAGTATCTCCCAGTGTTTGAAATCACTTGTTTAGTCCCCGATGCATATCCTAGACTCTTCCAGTCCCCTTGAGCGAAGAATAGAAGGATTTTAAAAGGATCAATCCCTAAGCTATCAGCAATGATCTGAGCGTCTTGAGTACGTCTATTTGGAGTATTTGGCGGTCTTCCGCGTTTCATTTTTGATAAGTTAGAAATAATATGCTGAATTGCATTATTGTTTATTCATTTTATGTATATCGAATCCCAGTTTAATCATTTTTTGCATAGCATTGTGGCAGGAGACAATGGCTTTGATGGAGTCTGGGTCCTGGGTATTGGTGGCATTACCCGCCAATTGCTCTAAGTGCCTGATTGAGTTCATAATTGAGTTCATCAATGGAGCATTTTCCCTGCTTAAATTTTGTAATGGCTCTGAAGTAGATATTGTGTGGTTCTCTTGCTTTAAGTTTTGCATTACGCTTGATTCTGTTTTTTCTATCTTCTGGGTTGTTTTGGTATCTTTCCCGGCTAGCCGCATTACGCCTATCTTTGTGCTTTGCGTAATAGTTTCTGGTTCGGATCCGGTCTTGCTCCCTCTTCCTAGCGGTAGGGTCAATGCTTGTTGTTTCATTATTTACCGGGCTTAGTTTCTTCAATTTCCAGCTCGCAGACTTCGAGGTTATTTTGAAAAACTATATAATTCCGGCCGGTCTTTTCGTGGAATAGGTGAATATTTTCTTTTGATGTGATGGTTGCCACAAGGTCCACGTCTTTGGGGTTGCAGGCTTGTTGCGGTCTTTTACCTAGAATTGAAAGATCTTTAACAGTCCTAAACATTTTAACTCTACGG